CCAGTTATGTTGGAGATAGCGTAACAGTAACAGGAATTAATCCAAATAACTACAACATAACTGGAGTTGTATCTACTATACCAACCACAACAAAGTTTACACTTTTAAGTAGTCAAGTTGGAACTTACGTATCTGGAGGATCAACAACTGTAACACATTTTTATATTGAAAGTGGATCAAACCATATTCATTTAACTGGAACACAGGTAGATTTTACAAAAAATTCACCAACAGATGAACTTAAACTTGCTTTGTCTGTAGTAAACAAAAATGGAACAACTGGCTCATCTCCCGATAAAGTTAGAGTTTTGGTTGAGTTTTCATCATCAGATACATCAGGCTCTGGAGAGAGTGCAAGGTTTGAGGTAGATATGGTCAAAGGAGTTGGTACAGGACAATATGATTTTGACAACAATAGATATCATGTAGTTACTAAAAAACTACAAGAGCTATACACAACAGCTGGTTTTAATTGGAATGCAGTATCTGTTATTAAGGTTTATGCAAGCGCCATAGTCAGTAACGCAGTATCAGGAAACTATTATGTTGCTTTAGATGCAATGAGAATAGAAAATGTTTCTACTGTAAATGCACTCTATGGTTTAACTGGATACTCAGTAATTAAAAATAATGATGAGACTACAATTGTAAAATCTCCTAATACTGCAAATTATGTTGAGTTTAGATTTTCAATAGGTGTTTCGTAATGGCAGACATAGGAATTAAAAAAGCAACAATATTAAATGCCGATCTTCCGTCAATTGATTCTTCAATAGAAGGATATAACGTAAAATACAGAATAGTATCTGAAGATAAAAATAGAACTTCTCATTGGTCCCCAACATTTTTAATACAGCCAAATTATACTTTTGTGTCTAATAATATAAGTTTTAATAAAAATGGATCAATTGCTCAACAGGCATGGGATGCAGTGAGTATTCTTAAAAGCGGTAACGAAATAAGACAAGCTAGTGAATATGATGTTTGGGTAAAATATGATAGAAACGATGGAGGAGATTGGATATATCTACAAAGAATACAAGGAAACAGTATTTCTTTTCCAGTTCCTAGTACGTACACAATTAATGGAATAGTACAAGCATCACAACCAAACAGACTTACTACTGAAATATATTTACGAGGTAATCCAATTAGCAGAGATTCAGATTTTTTAAAGGTATACACAGATGGTCCACATACGATATAATGTTATAGGAGGAAGATAATGGCAAAAATACCACTACCCGAAAGAGGGCAACCACTAGATGTAACATACATCTATCAACTAGCAGAAACGGTTAATGATTTGTCAACGCAAATTTCTTCTGCTACATACAACTACTCTACTATTAATAATGGGGTTTCTGGACAACAAAGTGTAAAAACCTCAGAAACTAAAATTGTTGGTGGATATGTTCAAGTAGCAAATAATACTACAGTTACTGCAGCATCAGAAGTTTCTTTTTCATTTACATTTGATGATTTTAAATATTCACCAATTGTTTCAGCAACTCCATACAACATTGGTGGAACACCAGCGGGACAAAACGTAACAGTAATTTTAAAGGCTGTAACAACAAGTAAGGTTGAAGGAATAGTAAGATACGGAGCATCTGGAGATCTTTCTTTAGCAGTTCATTTAATAATTATCGGCATACCAAACTAAATGAATGTTTGTAAAAGATGCAATGGAAAAATATTCATTGATAGGCAACACACATCTGAAAACCATATTGAGACATATTGTATTGGCTGTGGGGATAGAAAATTTTATCATCCACCGCAAGACAGTAGGGAGGGCAGATGGCTACTGCTAAAGGAAAAATACAGAGCGAAGAATACAATAACGAAGCTATAATTAAAGGAAATCAAAAAATTTGGTTTCTTAATAATGATTTAGTTAGATTTCATCATAGCTCAAGATCTACTGGAATGGTTTCTTTTTATAATATAACTCAAGATAGATTTGAAACATGTTTGCGTTCTGATTTTCGTCGGAATAGAGAAAGAGCATATACTGTAGCAGAAACTGCAGTACTTGTCAATAGACATAGAAAATACATGCCTAAGTTAATGAAGTCAGGAATGATACCTCCACCAATAGGAGCAAAGCTTAATGGAGAGCGTGGTTTTAGAATTAGATCGTATTACTCAGAATCACAAGTAAGAGATATTCGTGCTATACTTTCTACTATACACATTGGACAACCAAGAAAAGACAAATTAATAACAAATAACATGACTCCAACTAGCCAAGAATTGACAAGGCGAATGGGAGACGGTATACTTACATATACGAAGACAGAAGATGGTAGGTTTATTCCTACTTGGAGCGAAAGCATTTAAGCCTTGGGGGGCACATGAATAACGAAGAAACAAAGATTAATGTAACACTTGGATATACGCTTAACCTTGGAAACTTTCAGTCATTGAGGCTTGATCTTGGAATTATTGACTCAAAGCGAGAAGGTGAAAATGTAGATCAGGCGTTTGAAAGAGTTTACAAGTTTGTTGAAGATAAGCTTGCTTCAAAGATTAATGAAGCTAAGGCTGAACTAGAAGAATAATGGCTGAACGCAAAGACAGAATGGCTTTGCTCAGTCGCTTTAACAAGCTTTATACTCAAAAGTATGAGCGCAAGTCAAACATGAATTTAAATGTAGAGCAGTGGTCTTCAGATGCTTTAGTTGAGTCCTATGGAATTAGTGCTTGCTATGATTTACTAGAGTATTATTTTAGTGTTGCACAAGAACCTAGCTGGAATTATTTTGCATACAACGCAGAAAAAATTCTTAATGGTAAGATAGAAGTAGAGCAAGATATTAAACAAAGAAAAGAATTAAGAGCAAAAGCGAAAGAGTGGTTAAGTGAATAATACAGAGGCTAAGGTAATATCTGCAGTACTTGAAGATAAACAAGTTCATGTATTATTGCAAGCAAATGTAGAAGTACTATTAAGAAGCCACAAAGATGTTTGGAATTTTATTAGGCTGTATTCAGAAAATAATGGCACAGTACCACCAACAAATTTAGTTGTAGAAAAATTTAGAGACTTTATTCCAGTCAGTGGAGTAGGAGCAACAAAACACCACCTAGAAGAACTTCAAGCAGAATACTTAAACGATAGTCTTAAGGATATTCTTAGATCTGCAGCAGGAGAGGTTCAGTCTGGGCAAGGGGTTACAGCACTTGAACAAATTATTACAAAGACTTCAGAACTAAAAAAGAATACATCGGCTATTCGTGATATTGATGCAATTGATATTGATTCTGCTATTGCATACTTTGAGCAAGTAAAAGCAGACAATGCTTTAGGAAAGCGTGGAATTAAAACTGGATTGCCAGGATTTGATAACTACCTGCCTTCTGGAATTATGCCTGGACAACTTGGAGTATTCCTTGCATATCCTGGAATTGGAAAGTCATGGATGGCTTTATATTTTGCTGTTCAGGCATGGAAACAAGGAAAGACACCACTTATTATTTCTCTTGAAATGAGTGAAACAGAAGTTCGTAATCGTGCCTATACAATTATGGGTGAAGGTTTATGGTCTCACAGAAAACTATCAAATGGTGAAGTTGAGTTAGATATGATGAAAAAGTGGCATGCTTCAAAGCTTGATGGTCGTCCACCATTTCATATTATTTCAAACGATAACGGTGGAGAAGTTACTCCATCAGTTATTCGTGGAAAAATTGATCAATACAAACCTGATTTTGTTGTGGTAGATTATTTACAATTAATGTCGCCAAACCAAAAAGCTGACAATGAAACGGTAAAGATGAAGAATCTATCTCGTGAACTAAAGCTTATGGCTATTAGTGAAGAAGTTCCTATTATTGCTATATCCTCTGCAACACCAGATGACGTCAAAGACTTGTCTACAGTCCCTACACTGGCTCAAACAGCATGGTCTAGACAAATTGCCTATGATGCTGATTGGGTTCTTGCGCTAGGCCGTTCAGCTAATAGTGACATTATTGAGTGTGCATTTAGAAAAAATCGTAATGGTTTTATGGGAGACTTTTTAGTTCAGTGTGATTTTGATAAAGGATATTATCGCTATAAAGACTTTGAAGATAAAAATGCATAAAGATTTATACTCAGAAGAACAAATACGCAGAGTACTAAACGGTGCTGGAATTGACATTGAGGCAGAGTTTGGATCTGACTTTATTATATTTTGCCCATACCATAACAATAATCGCACACCTGCTGGAGAAGTTTCCAAAGAGTCTGGATTGTTTTTTTGTTTTGGATGTCAAACAACTAAAAACTTAATTGAACTAATTATGTTTATGTCTGGTAGAACATACTTTGAAACCGTAAGATATATTTCAAGCAAACAGCAAGAAACAAATATTGCTTCTTTAATAGATAAAACATTATATACTCCAGCAGATTTTGTTCAGTATGATGAGCTTTTAATTAAAAGATTAAATAATCAGGCAATTGAATCACCAAGAGCAATGAGATATTTTGAAGGTCGCAGTATTACAAAAGACTCTGTGATAAAATTTAATTTAGGATATTCAGAAAAACAAGATTCAGTAACTATCCCAATGTCAACACCAGATGGAATGTGTATTGGATTTGTTGCTAGAACAATTGAGGGTAAAGAATTTAAAAACACTCCAGGACTTGCAAAAAGTAAAATTCTTTTTAACTTACACAGGATTAAAACATCATCAACAGTCTATGTAGTTGAATCATCTTTTGATGCTATAAGACTTGATCAAGTAGGATTCCCAGCAGTTGCTACTCTGGGTGCTAATGTATCTGTATCACAAATCAGATTATTAGAAAAGTACTTTAACAATATTGTACTTATTGCAGACAATGACGAGGCTGGATCTATAATGAAAGATAAACTAGTTGAAAAATTAGGAAGCCTTGTAACAATAACAAACATAGATAAAAAATATAAGGATATTGGCGATATGAATGATGAAGCTATTAAGAAACTTGAGTTTTCATTTGACAATTCTATTGCTGCTATGCTAAAATAAAATACATACAAAATATAAGGAGAAAATAAATGGCAATCGTAAGAGGTCTAAAAGATATAAATGCCCTAGTTGACAAGCCTAAGTATGAAGGTACGGGAACAAAAGTTCGTTGGCTAAAGTTAGCTGACGGACAAGCAGTAAAAATTCGTTTCATTGAAGAACTTGACGAAGACTCAGCAAATTATAATGAGGCTCGTGGTTTAGCTCTTGTTGTTTCAGAGCACACAAATCCAAAAGACTATAAGCGCAAGGCTGTAGATACTATGGATACAGAAGGCCGTGACTGGGCTGAAGAGATGCATCGTAAAGACATGAAGGCTGGCTGGAGAGCTCGTCTGCGTTTCTATTGCAATGTTCTTGTAGATGATGGCATTGAAGCACCATATGTGTCTATTTGGTCAATGGGTGTAAGCAAGCAATCTGCATTTAACACTATTCGTGAATATGCTCTTGAGACAGGAAGCATTTCAAATCTTA